CCTCCCGACCAGCAAAGCCACTCATCATCATACGCACTTCAGGTTGCTTGAACACTGGCAGGTAGTGGGTGTAGTACCCATCGCCAATGTCCAAGTCTCCCTGCACAAAGAAGCGTAGGATTTTGGTTAAGAATTCTTTCTCCTCCTTCTTCAGCTCCTTCTGGTAGTCCTTCAAGTCCTCGCCCATAGGCACTTCAGTATGTAACCAATGGCTCTGCTCATGTTGTAACCAAGCATCATACGCCCAAGGGTACTTGAATGGTTTGAATGTTGTACGTTCTTCTGTCAGTTGTGGTTTCAATTCGTAATCCTCGGTGGTTGTTAGTAGGGTAGTACCAGCTAGGTGTTTTTAGCACCGTGGATAGCTTGATACTAGCCCTGTAATATAGCATTTTATCCTTCACAAGCCAAGCAGGTTTCCCCATTGGCAATAGCTGTCATGTCAATTGTTTCCTCGATGCGCTGACGTTTAATCTGTGCACCAACCTTGTCTGCCTTACGCACCTTATCAGAGCGCAGGTAGTATAAACTTTTTAAGCCCATCTTCCAAGCCATGAAGTGAACTGCGTGTAGGTAGGCAATGGTTGTATCGGGTCGGAAGAATAGGTTAACACTCTGTCCTTGGTCGATAAACTCCTGCCGATCTGCTGCTAGTTCAACCAACCATCGCTGGTCAATCTCCATCGCTGTCTTAAATACTTCCTTCACATCCTCGGGAACGTCCAAATGCTGAATGCTACCATCGTTGGAGATAATACTAGCCCAAGTGTCATCGTCATCCATACCAAGCTCAGCAAGCCGTTTAGTAAGGAATCGGTTACGATAGATATGCGCTCCACTTAGAGTATCCTGCCTAAATACATTTGCTCGATACGGCTCAATGGATGGCGAAGTGTTACCCATAATAAGACTGGAAGAAGCATTGGGAGCAATAGCCATGTGATGACTAAAGCGGCGGTCAATCCCAGACCAAGCTGCATCCGGGCAAGCGCCTCTCTTAAAAAACAATAAAGTGTCTGCACGTTTACATTCCTTACTGATGTGCTTAAATATATCACGGTTGGTTAGCTTAGACATAACCCCATCGATAGCCATGTTATTCTTTTGCAAGTACGCATGAAACCCTAGAGTCCCCAGTCCAACAGACCTCTCATCGGTAGCAGAACGAATAGCACGGCGAATATGGTCAGGAGCATTATCGATGAAATACTGAAGAACGTTATCAAGCATTTCCATAACATCTGGAATAAACAAGTCATCATTCTTCCAATCATCATAATACTCCAAGTTCAAACTAGACAGACAACACACTGCTGTTCGGTCGGCACTGGTGGGTAGGAAGATTTCGGTGCATAGGTTACTCCCGTTAATCTGCAACCCCTTGTCGTCCAACCACTCAGGCAACGCTCGATTCGCTGTGTCAATGAAGACTAGGTATGGTTCTCCAGTCTGCATCCTCAAGTCTAGAATCTTCTGCCACAAATACTTTGCACTAACCACCTCGACTACCTCGCCATTGGCAGGGTTAATCAATTCCCAGTCATCGTTGGCATCCCCATCCTTCATACAACGCTCAATAACAGCCATGAAAGCATCGCTGATATTAACACCATGATTAAGGTTGAGGGTACGTAGGTTTTGGTCACCAGTAGGCTTACGCATTTCAAGGAATTGAATAATGTCAGGGTGACTAATATCCAAGAAAGCAGCGTAACTCCCACGGCGAGTTCTTCCCTGCCGATATGCAAGTGAGGAAGCATCATACATCTTTAGGTGAGGCATCACCCCCGTTGACTTATCATCGCTATTGCGGATACCCAGATGGACGCCAACGCCACCACCCAGCATACTGAGCCAGTTAGTTTCTGATAGGTTATCGACCAAGCCCTCTGCACTATCGTCCATATAGTTAAGGAAACAGCTAATAGGTAACCCACGCTTACTACGCCCAAAAGAAAGAATGGGAGTACTATAACTAAGCCAATGCTTACTACTATACTCATACAGTCGCTGAGCGTGTTCAGGGTCGCTAGAGAAAGCCTCTGATACAAAGGCAAATCGTTCTTGTGGGCTTTGTTCATCATCCTTCATGTAACTTTCTTTAAGGCGCTGTAGCCCTAATGAATCAAACAGGGCATCGCGGGTTAAATCAATCTTAATTGTCATCCAATAGTTCCTCTAGGTAATCGGCTCGTTCTTCAATCTCATCCATGAAACGGGCAACGATGTCAGAGCTACGCACCTCCAATAGCTCTAACAAAGTCACCTCATCAAGACGCATTAGTTTATCACAAATATCAGGCAGCGTCAGCATATTTCTTTTGCAGGTAGTTCATCGACAAGAACATCTCATCGAAAGCCCCATCCTCCACTTCGTTCAACACAACTAATCCTCGCCAGTGACGGTTGCTAAGAGAGTCCATGTAGTCCTCGTCGTGGAGGTAGTAGCTCCCTGCGATGATACCACAGATAGGTTTCCCATCAGCACGTTTCCCGTAGGCAACTTGCTTTCCCTGTTGGTGACCAGCAACACAAGACATATGTAACTTATTAACAATAACAGTTGCCGAACTCGCTGGTCTGCCCATAACACCCACAGGAAAATAGTGACAAAAGCCGACCCCACCAATAAACACTGGTTTAAGAAATCCATGCACTTCCCAATCTTTCTCATACTCTAGGTCGGCAGTCGAGATGGAACCTTCAAGGATGGGGTTATTAGTCACAGCCCTATCGATTCTATTCTCATGGTTCCCTAGTGTTAACACCATACGCGGCTTATATACCTTTTGCTTGTTAGCCTTCTGACTAACTTGTAAATCTCGTAGTGGTTTTAACAGCTTCTTCATTCCAATCTTAGCGAATGCAATGTCATCCTTGTACCGCTTACCCTCAAAGTATTTACTACCCACCTTATCATGAGTAGACAACGAGGGCATGTCAGCGAAGTCACCGATGTTAACCACCACGTCAGGGCGGTAGTCAACGATGGCTTTCCCTGCCCACGTTAGATGTTCAGTTGGGATGCCGGGTTTAACTTGACAGTCAGGGATAACAAGTATCTTCATTCAACCTCCCAATAATCTTCTAACAAGTTGTCAACCTTCTCGTACACGCCTACATACCCACACGAGTCCAAGAAGGCAGCAAACTGTCGCATAACATCATCCCACCTAGCGTCCTCTTCGCATACGTAGAAGTGCTCTGAGCTGGTTGATACGCTTGGTGTTGAACTACTCTTCTTGAAATGATAATACTGCTTGTCCATGTTAACCTCCATAAATACTGGGGAACTGTTCAGTCAAGATAGCCTTACATTTCTCAGCTACTTCCCTGTGTTCCTTCTGTGTTGCTTCATCACAGCGGATGTCTACATAGTGCATCCAACTCCGCAATGTCCCATTCATATACATCCGACTATAGGTTAACGCTTCAGGCAATACCTTACGAGCAACCTCCTTGGCAATACCGTTGTTTAGTGCTGCTCCATACACCCCACGAGCCTGTGCAATTAAACTACGCTGCATCTCATCCCACCACCGCTGTAGCTCTCTGTCCTGCGTAGGGATGCTGTTCTGCCGATTCTGCTCATCCTGCAACCTAACCTCGCTGCACTCCATATCTAGCGCCTCAGCATAACGCTGACTAAACTCCTGAAAGCTGAACGAACGGTGTCGAATAATCTGGCGTGCGATGTCTCGTGTACATTCAATCTCCATGCAAACATTAACCATCTCGAATGGACTCCAATGCTTGTGCTTCATTAGATAACGAAGGAGGCGTGGTGCTGTCTCCTTGTTATCCTGATTGCCGGGGTTTGAAACACGAGCCATGTACGCTACCTTCTCCTCTGCATCGGGGGTAACCCACACTAGCTTTACTTTCATTTGTCTACTTTCACTCCAAGGTAGTTAAGCATAATCTTAGAAGCATTGATGTAGCTCTCTACTTGCTTCTGGTTATCCTCAATAAATTTATCTGGCTTGCCCCAATACTTGTCACAGTACTCTCGCCACATCTCCATTGAGCTTTCAAGTTGTTTAACAAATGGGTTACTATCGCTACTATATTCCACTTTCATTTCTTCATCCTTTCTTTACGCTCTGCGTTTGTCTTATCCTTATGGCATGGTTTGCACAACACCTGTAAGTTTTCAGCCTCACAATAGAGCCTATTCATATAAGTCCACCAGTCTTGGAAGCCTTCCTCTGGTGAGACAACAGGGTCAATATGATCTACCTGTACATCTCTAGCCACAAAGAACCCACCACAACTAGCACATAAGTAATGCTCAGCCAACCTACCTGAACGCTTGTTAACCTTCTTGCCTACCATTGCTGCTTTCAACGCCTTCCACTTCGGAGGGAAGCGTTTCATGTGAGCACGTAGAGCAGAGATTACAAACGCTCTGAACCTAGCTTCTGTCCATTCACCATCGTTATACTTTCTGTTGCTCATACTGGTATAACAACTGAGCGAATCCCTCTACGAAACGCTCGTCATGGTCACGCTCACCCATCGTAAACAGGATAGCATGAACAACTTCATGTAATAGGGTAACTTCTCGATCTTGACCTTTCAATCTACTGTTCAATAAAATCTTACAGTTCTCAGGGTTAGACGCACCAAGGTCTAACATATCAGTTTCAACAATCTCCCAAGTCATCCCCGCTAGTTTAAACTCATTCTTCTTCATTTGGTGGCTCCCACATTTGGTTAGGCTGTCGTCGGAGCCAAAGCAGTCTAGCGTTCTCTAACACCCTCTCTGCCCCCATTGCCTCCACACAACACGCATACAACTCTTTCTCTGTCTTGGCATCTGCAAGCATCTTGGTTGCTTTCACATCCCCGACCCTGTGGATTCCCTTCACGTTGTCTGCTGCGTCCCCTGTTAGTATTTGCTTGTAGAAGAACCGCAACCCTTCCTCTGGTGTAACAAACTTCTTTTCCCTCTTCACAAAGTTGTAGTGCCATCCCGGAACCTGCATAAAGTCTTTGTC